AGAGGGATACTCTCTTGCTGAGTTTGAAGATGCTAAAAACTTTAAGACATATGAAAAACTTAAAGGACGTTTAGATTTAGTCTTAGGTAAAACAAATCCTACAGTTAAGTTTGATGCTGAAACTCTTGAAGAGGAAAGTCCTCTAGAAGATTTAAGTGAAGGCAAAAACTGGGGTAAAGAAGTCTCTGACTTCAGAGAGAAAGCAGTTGCTGCTTCTCCTATAGAAGATGAAGAAGATACGATGTCTTACTTCGCTAAACTTGCTGAAGAAGACTAACCACTTCACAAACTGTCACAGGGGATACTCCAAGTGTCCCCTTTTCTATTATAATTAGAATATACAAAGGAGTTACCATGAAAACTGCACTTGCTGCTATTCTACTTTCAGTTCCTGTAAATGCAGGTCCTATTACAGAGGCTATTGGAGATGTCAGTAATCGTCAAGCATACGAAGATGCTCCAAGATATAACTTTGAAAATCTTCATGCTACAGAAAGTCATAGTCATAGTGAACCACCCTCTACTAGACGTTGGTGGCACTCTCCAAACTCAAGAGATGGTTATGCGTATGAAAATAATTGCTATCGTCATGAGTATCGTGAGACATATGTTCCTGGTACTGCAAGTTCACCAGGTTATGTAAGAAAGCATAGCGAAAGGATAAAAATTCCTTGCGGTTATGGAGACTATCCTTCATATGGACCTAGAAAAGTATACAGAAACTATACACCTTCTCCTGATGGAAATGAATGTGGTGATGGAAAACTTGCTGGTGCATTAGTAGGTGGTGGTGCAGGTGCTGCGTTATCAAGAGGTGATGGACGTTGGTGGGCAATTCCTCTAGGAATATTAGTAGGTAGTACTGTGGGTTGTGATATGGCAGGAGGTTAATGGTAGATTTAATAAAAGAGTTCCCCCTTACAGAAATAGGAGGCAGTATGACGGAAGAAAGAATCCGTAAAGTGGCATATACTAAGGCAGAAGTAGATGTAATTGTTGCAATGGCTGTTGAAAAAGCAGTTGATGAAGCAAGAAAAATTGATGAAGCATCTATGGCAAAACATAATCGTGATGCTACTGTCATCAGTATGATCTTAGGATTTACTGCTCTTGCATTATTCGTTGATGGTCTGTTAAGATTATTAGGTATCATTCCACCATTCATGCAGATTGATATTGATGTTCTTGATAAAATTGTTGACAGAGTAGAGAGTGATGTAATAGATAAATTAAGACAAGTACCAATACAAAAACTATTCAATCGATGAACGACCTAACAGTATTCATATACCTTATATTTTTCGTAGCACTTTTCGGTGCTACGTTTGCTTTTATGTTTAAAAGTATGACCGATATTCAAAGGGAGATGAATAGAAAACCAAACATATCTTATGGTGAAGTGATGAAAGCATACACACCTACGAAGATGGTAACTAGAATAGTTCATCCAGAATTAGATAGCGGTCATGAGTATGATGATGACAAACTAATGCAATCATTAGATGCACGCATACAAGAGATCGAAGAAGAGGATGAGGATGAAGGAGACGGTGACATACCTGCCAAACCTTATGTTGGTTCTGGAATCTGAAAACGAAAATCGACTTTTAATTACCAGAAAACCGCAAAAAAAATCCCGCCAAAAATTTGACCCCTATAGTTTTTTTATGAGTGACGTTCAATTCAAAAAACATCGTGTTTTTAGAGAAACAGAAGATGTTATATTTTATGATATATCAGTAGATGAATCAAATGCATCGGATTTGGTAGTTCACACTGGTGCTGCTATATCACCACCTGATGATTTGGTAGGTGCAAAACAATTTTATATTCATGGATGTCAAGATGATTATAATAGAGTTGTATCTGGTGAAAGACAATTTGAATTAGTTAATTTTGATTGGAAATATCCATATCATATAGTTCGTTTAAATGTACATAGTGGTGCTTTAATTATCCCTAAAAACACATACCATAGATCACAATCTGGTGAAGAGGGTTCAATAGTAATCAATCAGGCAAAGAGATATGAAGGATTTGATTCTAAATTAGAGTTTATACCAGTATCTGCAGCAGAAGTGCCAGAACTATATAAAGTATTACTACATGAGAAACCAGTAATTCACACACTAGGAGAATGACTCAAAGTTACCACATCTACTTTAGACAAGAAGTACTCTTTAAAAATCTGACACTAGAAGAGTTTACTTTAATATGGGATAAACTCTATACTTCATATTGGAAGGACGACATAACATATTCTGTATGTTATGATGAAGTTTGTATTGAAGAAGCATCTTTCTAAGAAAAGATTTTTATTATGAAACACATTTTATTTGATTTGAAATATTGTATCTCAAATGATCTTTTAGATGATGAAGAGTATGTTAAAGAAAGTTTAAAACTTGCAGCAGAAGCAGCAGGTTGCGAAATATTGAAAATAGATTCACATAAATTTGACCCTCAGGGTGTAACTGCGTATGCGTTACTTGCTGAGAGTCATATGAGTATTCACACTTGGCCAGAAAAGAATGTTGCTAAGTGTGATATATTTACTTGCGGTGTTGATAATGAACCAAAAAAGGCAATAGATCTTTTACATGAACGTTTTAAATCACAAGAAATTAAAAGATGGACTTGTACTAGATCAGATGACTAAGTTAATAGAAAAAAACGATCCTCTTTACTTTGGACAAACAAGTAACGAACCATATGATCGCCATCATTATAAGATAGTCTCTTCAAGTAAAACTACTTTTATTGTAGAGTCTTGGCAAGAGGTTCAAGAATGGTGGTGGAATAATTTTCGTTCATTAAATTTTGATGCAGTTGTAATTGTCCTTGATAAACCAAAAAGAAAAAAATCTAAAGGATTCTAATTAGTAGCCGCCACCATATCCAGATCCAGAAGAGCCGCTAGAACTTGAACTAGAACTGCTAGAACTAGAGGAGGAGCTAGAAGAAGAACTACTGCTGGAACTCGAACTGGTCGAACTCGATGTGCTTGTCGTTGCATTTGTGGTAGATGTGCTAGTTGTACCTGTGTTACTTACTGTTGTAGTTGTTGATGATACGCCTGCTGATGTAGGACCGTTATCAAATGATGTAACTGCTCCTGTTGGTTGTGTTCTCAAAGTCGATGTCTGAGAAGCAAGACTACCTGCCTGATTTGTAAATCTAGAAGCAATACTAAGAGGTGTCTTCTTATTACCTTGATCATCTAATTCAGCATGTGGTAAATATCCAACTAATTCACTAAATTCATCCATAATTTTACTAACTATACCTCCTGTTGGAATATTGATAAAACGTTTCTTTTCATTTAAAAATGTTTCATGTTCGTAATTACTCACAGGATATATTGATTGAGATTCACCTAAAGTAGTATTATCTGGTAAAATCGTTCTCCAAGTAGAGTTTACTTCAATTCCTTCTTTTATAATTACTGTGTCATTATATAATGCTTCTTGAGTTTCATAATGATGAACAGCTTCGGGATCTGAATACTTAGTTCTTACATATTCTTGTAATTCTATTTCTGTTTTTGGCCACTGCTCATATACATCTGTAATATTATTAACTAATAGGATTACCCAATCCATAAATGGATCGTCAAATAATATTTGTGCTACATCACAAGGTTTTTGTCCTTCTGAAATTTGTGCTCTTTCCCAAGTATTTGTATACTTTGCTAAACCTTCTCTTACTTCAACTCTTCTAAAAATATTTTTTACCAAACGATATCTATAATTCTGATCAGTTGTTACACCTTCAGCGACATATACATTTGGGAATCTTGAAAAATAAGACATTAGAAACCTGACCTGACATCTCCTTGGTTGAGGAGTTTAACTTCTGTAAATTGTAAATTTAAAACTATTGCTGGTACTTGAATCATGTCACCAGTGTATGATTTGAATGATGTATACTGATTATCTGGAGTATAGTTAACAGAAATACCAGAACATACAGTATCGGTCATTTTATAATGTAATCTTGTAGCACTCACGTCATCATCAGCAAACTCACTAGCATTTGGATTTACACGAACAAAATCTAATTTATAATGGTCAGGTAGTTCAAAAAATCTTCCTGATAAATTTTCAATTTTATTAAATGTTTTATTAAGTTCGCCTTTAGCATCCTTTTGAAGTGGATTTAATGTTACGGCTTCTGTTTCATCACTACCACTTTTATTTTGTTTTTGAGTTAGTGAATCAAATGTGTCTGCTATTTGAAGAACACTTTTACCAGTTGAACTAAGAACTGGATGTGCACCAACTTTAACGTATTGAATTATATCATTTATCTCTTTCGCTTCTTTGAAATTTCTTGCAAGCATTTTGATAGCAAAACTATGATTTCTAAAATTCATTTGTTGGAACAACTGCTCAGTATATGGGTTAAATACTTTTCCTGTAAGTAAACCTTGTAGAGAATTAGCATCTAACTGACCTTGAGTTCCAAAAAATCCAGAAATAGCATTAGCACCAGATGCAACTGCAGATGCAGCAAATTCTGGTAAAATCGCTGCAGCAGCTTGTTGAAGTGAGGTTGCTAAAGTATTAAAATTATCGCTACCCATTGCCTGCATCGCTGCAGCACCACCAACACCTAGATTTACTTGACGATATACTGGTTGATATTGTGCATTAAGTCCTGGTGGTATGGCAATGTAGCATGAAGTTCTATGATAATCTCTAACTGTATTTTGCTCAGAAAAACTAAGGGAGTTTGAACCGTAAAATGTTCCTCCTGTCGATCCAGCAGCACCACCTGATCCATACTTATATTTTGTTCTTTTACGTTGAATTCTAAGGTAATCTGTAGCACCTGTAGAACCAGTTGCGTCATCTCCAATGAAATCTTCATTAGACGCAACAGGTGGTTTGAGAGGATATCTCAGAGTAATATTATAATCGTTGTTATCTGCAAATGCCATTTAAGGTTAAACTACCTAAATATTATGTGGTCTTTATGTATTTATGCGATATCAAGGAAAATATAGACCTTCCTTTCCTAGGAAGTACAAAGGTGATCCCAATAATGTCGTTTATAGGTCATCATGGGAGTATAAATTTATGAAATGGTGTGATTTTACTCCATCAATCCAAGAATGGGGTAGTGAAGAGATCATCATTCCATACATTTCACCTGTTGATGGTAAAAGGCATAGATACTTTCCAGATTTTTATGTAAAAATCCAGAATCGTAAGTATTTAGTCGAAGTAAAACCATTTAGACAGACTATGGAACCTAAAACACAAAAAAGACTTACAAAACGCTATATTAATGAAGTTGTCACATGGAGTGTCAATAGAGCAAAATGGAAAGCAGCAACAGAGTTTTGTAAAGATCAAAACTGGGAGTTTAAATTAATTACAGAAAAGGAACTTAAAGTCTAATGGCATTAACCAATCTAGAGGCAGCACAATATCCTTCGTATCAGGAATTTCTTGCATTTTCAAAGCAACAGGACAATCATCCTAGCTTTGCTAACTTATTTTCTGTTCACTTTGCAAGTCCAAGAGTTTTACAAAATAGTGGAAATATACAGGGTGGTAGTAAAACAACAAATTTAATTTCTGAAACGGGAGACCTTTCAAAACTTTTAAATTTTTACTGTCAATCTGTTAATTTACCAAGTAAACAAATTACTACTGGTGCTGTAACTAATGTTGGTGCTGCTACAAAGTATGCTACATCAGCAGCATATAGTCAGTTAAATATGACTTTTATTATGCCTCAATCACAATATACCCGTGCATATTTTGAAAGATGGGTCAGTAGAATGGTTCCCGATTCAAACCAATATGTCGATTTCTTTGATAATTACGTTTGTCCTAGCATAAGAGTATATAAGTTTGAAAGAGGTGATGGGGAACCTGTTAATAATGATCCAGATATGGTTACTGCATTAAGAGACTCTGGAACTCCTGTTTTAATTGCTAAAAAATATAGAATAACCTCAATAATTGACATTCGTAACGCTTTTCCATATAATATTGGATCTGTACAGTTAAATAACGATACGTCAAGAGCAATGACATTGACTGTTGGGTTCTTATATGAACGTTATCGTGTTACTACAGCTCAAGAATTTACTGATGAAGGTAGATTCAAGCATCAAGGTGCTAATGCAGCAAGTTTTGCACAACCACTGCGTGTCAATTCTGGAATTCTCTTCCAGTAAGCACCTAAATAAAATTATTG